CCGCTTGTCATGCTGTTCTTCTCAAGGTTCGACAAGTCTGCGTCCGTGCCACCGTCAAGAACGTAGTACATTTCTGCGGGCCAGTTCGGGAAAAGGCCGACTGAATCGACTCCCGTGAGGAACTTTATAACCATGCGCAACGCTTCCGGCCCCGAAGGTTCAACAGGTTCAAACCGCTTACGATCCGTTCGCGGTAATGCGTGTCGCTTTCGCCAGGATTGCGCTTTACGCCGACGATTGCGCCCAAGTAGTCCAATGCGGGTCCTATGGCGTCGGCAAGGTTCAAGGCTTGCAGAATTTCAAAAAAGGCCGTCTCAAGGTCGTCAAATTGCGCCATGCAGGAATTGACGAGAGCCAGAAGTTTCTCGCTGTTCTTGTACTGTTCCGGGATGTACTTCTTGAACTCTTCCTTGTAAGGTACTATCGTTTCCATTGCAAATTAGCTCCTGTAAGACTATTCTCGACGATTTACGTTGCCGGCGTTAGCGTTATTCGGTCTGTCGAAAGAACGGCGTAATCCGTGCTTGAAACGGGTATAGTGTCCGTCACATAGTTTGGGCTGTCCGTCAGATTTTCCGTCAATGCGACCTCTATCGAGCATTGGCCAACTCCAGGAACGCCGTAAATGCCTTGATAGATTCGGTCTGGAATTACGTCCTTTCCGATGTTGTACTCGATGTCGGCCCACTGCAAGATTGCCGCCTTGAGCGTTTCTATGCCTGGGAACGTCTCTTCGTCATAGAGTCTGTACGTTATGCGCACCCAAAGATATTTTGCGCGTGGTCTCGAAAACGAGATCATCTGCCTGTCGCCATCTTCGTCAACAATTTCTACGGACGTGTTGCCGTATGGCTGTATTCCGCTCGGCTGGTTCTTCCAAACGCACATTGCTACATCGTAATCCTCGCCGCCACCTACAAGCGCCTCGAAGCTCTTCGGAGGTCGCCCCTCGTTGTCCGTTGTCATATTGCGGTTGCTCGTTACGGATGCCGCCGTTACGCCAGGAACATCGTTAAGAAGGTGCGCCTCGATTGACGGGTCTGTGCCGCAGGACTTGATGGATTGCGCATAGATTGCGCGCCTTACGCGAAGTTCATCGTCAGTTTCCGCATCACGGCCGGGAACGCCAACGACAAAATTATACACCGCGTCAAAACCGGTAACGGAGCCGCTAACGGCATCGAGTTCCCCGATGTCGCAAGTCTGCAAGCCTTCGGTTACGGCAGTGAAAGAGCCTGTATTTCCGGCATAGATGTTGAAATCGTCCGGTAGCTGGCCCGTTATGCCTACCGTAGAATCGTCAACCCATACGGCGAGCCGTCCGCCGTAAAATTCGGCCTTGCCTCCGGCTACAATGATAAGCTGGCGTAGCCTGTAAAGGTTGCTCTGTTCTGTCGAGTTGTTAAGCGTAACATCGCCAAAAGTGAAATGGAATACGTAGTCAGTGTTCTTCTGGCTTCCGTCATCTTCAATCATGAGCTTTTCGCAAGCCGAACGGCTTACGGTAACGGAAGAATCAAGAGTAAAGTCAAGGTTGCCGCGTGTCCTTACGGCTGTAGCACCTTGAGGGATAGTAGCCGACGAATCGAGCGTGAATGCGACTGCGTTCACGGAGCACGCCCTCGCAGACTGTCTCGTAATGCCGTTAAGGGCCGCCGCGAAGTCTAGCGAGACGCCTACGGCTTGCGCCGGGTCTCGGCTTGAGAATACCTCGAATGCGAGTTCCCAGGCGTTCGAGAATCCGAGAGCGAGTTGGCTAATCAAAAGTCCGTTCGGGCTATCGGCTGATGTCTCGAATGAAGGCCCAAAAGCCTGCTTTAATGCGTTTTCGATTTCGGCGCGGCATTCCTGCAAGGTCTTTCTCTTGAGACCGCTTTCGGTTACATAAGTTCCCATAATCTAAACTTCTCCTGTAGCGATTGATCCGTCTTGACCCAGTACTCGGAATGTGACAGACAGCAGTCTTGTTTTTCTGTCAAACGACAAATCAAGCGATAGTATCTTGTCCACTCCGTCAACACCCGAAATTACGGAAGATAGAAGCGATCGTATGCGTCCAAGGTCCGGGTTTTTCTTTAGGATTTCCTCATAATATGGAACCCCTATTTCACGGTCAAGGAAACACTCGCCCTTGAAAGTCTGCAATCTGTGCGTAATGCGCTGCGAAAGCAACGACGGAAAATCGGCTTCGCCAACGGTGGCGATATTGCCCGTTGCGTCAAGATGCAAGTCCCATGTGGCTTTGTCGAGTGATAGTTCCATAGTCTTATCCGTTTTTAAATATAACTTATTTCGTTCCTATATATGACAAAATTTGTTACCTAAAAAGGCGCCCGGACAAGATGGCCTCCCGAATCCGGGCTGGCGCTCACCCTGCCCGGACTTAATCCGTCATGATACGCCGTTTTCGACTACAATCGGAGACAAGTTTTTCTGTGCAGTTGCGGACCCCTCGACTTGCACGACTCCAATGTCAAGCGTTATCGTCATTGTCTTTATGTATGCGTCCACCTTTTCCGCTATGGCGTTCGCAATGTTTTCCATCGCCTTGTCGAGAGCCGCTGCCGGGTCGTTCGGAGAAAGTTCCTTGTTGGACTCTGCGGCGGCTTTCATCGACGCCTTTAGGTCTTTCTTGAATTGTGTCAAGTTCAATGCCATGTTCTATTTCTCCGGCGGTATGGGTGTAAGGGGTGACGGTGCGTTAGACGGTCCCGCAGGCGTTATGTGCGTGTGCTGCTTGAGCGATACACCGGGGCCGACCCCAGCGCCTACGTACACGTCAGTACGGGCGATTACATCATCGTTGAAAACGACTTGCTCGTTGAATACGATCTTCTTCGCTTCCCAGGTAATCACCCCGTCCGAGTCCACCACAATGCGCGCCTTCCCTTCGTCGGCTTCGGGAAACATCCAGGAATGGCAATGGCGGCATCAAGGCCGAATCTAGAAGATACGGAAGGAGCAGCGTTCTTGTCTCCGTTCTTCCACGCGGAAATATCCTGCTCCTGGAATACGAGAAGTACACCGTCGCCCTTGTCCAAAGGAAATTCCATGTCAAACGCCTTTGAACTAGGGAACACCACCGGGACATCTACAAGCTCCGGCAATTCAATCTGTATTCCGTTATCCATCAGCATGCGCACGGAAGGCTTTACCGTGGCCCTATGCGTTTTCTCGTCGTATGCCGTGACGGTCGCCACAAGCGATGTGTGGACTCCGCTCAAGGCGTTCGCTAAATAAGCGTCTAGCATTGATGGCAAACTCATAGCTAAGCCTCAATCAGGTTAAGGTCCATCGAGAAGGCAGAATTTGGGGCCGTTGCCCACGCTTACCTCCATCTTGTCAACTACGAACAGGCCGTCATGCACACCGCGCCGTTCGTCGTTTATACGCACAAGAGCGTTAGGGCGCAATTTCGGTATGACCATCGTTTTCGCGGAATAGGTCTTTTTCATGTTCGTGAAAATCTTGTCCAGCTGCGCGTAAACATCGTCTACATCTTCGGGCTTCAAGACTACTTCGCCTCTCTTCGGCTTCTCGCCTACCTTGCTCGCCATGTCGTCAATGCTTGTCCTCGCGAAGCCTACATAGTCTGTGGTGTTTTCGAGGTTAAGAAGGCCGCTGTCTGGCGTAAGGTACGCAATGGAATAGGAACTGTCCGTCCTGTGACGGAAAACGACCATTTCGGCAAGGTCTACATATATGCCCATTCCCTTTGTTTCCAAATCCTGCGCGAGCTTCTTCATGGCGTTTATCACGTTTCCTACAAAAGTCCACCCGGACGGGAAAGAAACTTCTGTAGCCATTTCCTTGCCATACGGCACAAGCCCCAATATTGCGCAAATGGAGTCGATTACATCGGCAGCGGTTGCACCGGGCTTGAATCCAAGACATACGGGAGTGCAAGTGAACGGACGCTTGAGAGAACGCAAGGCGATGGAACGAATAGTAGTCACCGTGTCCGTTCCGTTGCTCAAAGTCTTTGAGTCTATAATGTTACCCTGCCACATGAGACCGGGTTCACCGCCCTGCTCGTAGCCTGCATAAAGCATTATGTTAGTTCCGCGTTGCAAAAACTTCGATATAGTGTCGCTGTTGGCGTTGAGAATTGTCGCCTCCATCTCGTTATCGTTGAACACGCGAGAACGGACGCATCGTGCGTCAATACGCAATGCCGATACATCGACCTGCACCATGTCGCGGTTCTGTGCCACAAGGCGTACAACTCTACCCCAAGCCATTAGCCTTCTCCCATGCCTTCAAGTCGTTCTCGTCGATGTAGAACAAGCCCCATGAATCGCCAAGAGCGTCATAATCGGAAAGGGGCTTGCCCTTGCCTTCGGACAACGGAAGCGCGATTATGTCGCCCTTTATCGGTGAAATGGCCCTGTGCTCGTACAATATTGGGAACCGCTCCGTAATGCGGAACATTCCCAGTTCACCGTTGTCGGATGAAACAACGATGTCCCACGCCTTTGCGCGTTCGCTCCATACCAGGCGCAATGTCATTACAAGCTGTTCTGGAATAAGTACGCTTACGGTCTGGTCTGCACTTACGGAAGGATTAAACGGAATACGCAACATGGTAAAAGCCTCACGGAACTATTGTGCCTATGATAAGTTGATTCTTGTCGGCCTCGCTCGGCTCCGCAGCTACCTTCTGTCCGTTGTTCACGCCGACCGCCGCAGAACGGTTTATGCCGGACTTCATGTCCTTCGGCTGAACCGGCCCCGATACTACAGTCTCCGTTAGGCTTACCGTCTGAATCTGCCGGAAATTTATCTTTATTTCGAGCGCTTCGCCCGTTTCTCCGTCTCGATCAGTCTCGATGTCAGTAATGACTACGTTGTCGTAAGTTTCGAGCGATGTAACGATCTTGACGGTCTGTTTCTTGTCCATCAAGTCCTTCAAGTCGTTCCATGCGTCTCTAGCGCGGTTCTTGAGCTGGTCTTTCCATTGCGCCATGTTCAACAATGTCTCGGCGTTCTGTTTTTCATCGTCGATTTTCTGGACGTGCTTCAATGAATGGTTAGACACAAGAGCAGTGAGTGAGCCTTCGCGGAGCTGTAGATAAATGCCATCGCTAACAGCGCGCCCGTCCTGTAACGGATTCTCCGTCACTACGGCATGTTTCGAATGGTTCTCGTCAAGTATAAGGTCAATGTCAATTTCGCCTACGCTGTAGCCTTCTTTCGGGTAAAATAGGCTTGTAGGTATAAGAGACTTAATGTCGAGCCTGTCGCCAAAAATAGAATTGAGTACGCTAACCATGACCCGCTCCTAGATTGTAGTTATGAAGGCTTCCTTGAGCTTTGTATTGAAGGCGGCATCGAAAGCCTGTCTGGAAATATCGCTAATGTTGAACTTGCGCGTGTTGTCCTCGACCGCCTTCGTGTTCTTTTTCGTCGATTTAGAACTTTCGTTTAGCGCCTTCGTCATTTCGGCGATTTGCTTTGCCAAGTCGGAACTGCCGGACAACGGAGACTTGACTACACCAGCCTTTACTTCAAACTCCATGCCGGTCTTTTCCTTGTAAACATCCTTCAATGCGTTTACAAAGGATTCTCGTTTACGGATGTTCATCTGTAAAGACTCAAGTTCCTTGGACGCTTCTTTTCCTTCGTCGCCACCCATAGCGGCACGCTCCTGCAGTTTCTTAGCCCTAGCCTTCATTCCTTCCTGCTGGACTACAACTTCGCTAACAACCTGTTCGCGTGTCTTTTGTCCCTTGGCTACGTTCTGCGCTATATAGCGTCTTGCGGATTCCCGTTGTTCCTCCGTTGCCTTTTCCCTAGACTTTCCTTCAAGCCAGTTGTACGCAGCTACAAAGCCTTCTATAGCGACCAACGCAATACCGATCGGGCCTAGTGCCGTTTTCATGGCGATTCCGATAGACTTTATACCGCCAACGGCAATGCCCTTGAAACTTGTAAAAGACAAAGTAAGATTGCTGAAAGCCGTCATTCCGGCTTCTGCCGCCCTTGCAAAAGACGTTACCAAGGTCCTCTGCAAATCCCTTGTCGCAAATGCTATCACGGCGATAGAAAGACGCCTAACCCATGTAATGACGGTCTCGAACGGAATTGATGTCAAGGCGTTTCCGAAAGATTTTACCGTTTCGACAATGGGGTCCAATCATACGAAACAAGCATATCGACGCCGTTCTTTAGCAGCGGAAGGAACGCCTCCGCCATGTTCTGCAACGCCGTAACAAAGTTGTCCTTTAGCGTCGAAATGCGGCCCTGCAATGTCTGGCTCTGTGATTCGAGGTTGCCATAGAACAGGCCACCAGCGCTTGTGGCGCTCTTGAATGCGAGCGTCACCATGTCGGCGCTAATTGCGCCCTGCGACATCTTGTCCTTGAGGTCGGCTACAGAAATGCCGGTCTGCTTCGATATTTCCGTAAGAGGGTTGAAGCCCTGGTTGATGAGCTGGAGCAAGTCCTGCCCCATCAGCTTGCCGTGCTCTGAATTTGACCGAAAACGAGAGCAAGACCGTTTAGCTTGTTCTGGTCTG